CAAAAACATTCCTGTTCCTTCCTCAAAGTCTTTTTTGAATTGCATGTAAGTTTCATTGCTTGTTTGTAGCTTAATGTTGGCAGACAAACTGGAAGCTTGTTTTAAAGGAAAGGACAATCTTTTCCTAGGCCATAGAGATAGTGCAGACAAAGTAAACTTAGCTAATTCATCTGGCAAAATAGCCTGAAACATTGCTGCAAAATGACTAGCATGATGGAATTGACACCAAGTGGTTGCATCTGCTGATTTAGAGATAGTAGTGAAACTATTTCCAAACATTTCTTTGGACTTTGCATAATGGTCTTTGACGAATCTGTCTTTAGTATCTGGATTAATTGTGGTTTCTGAAGGGAAATAGGAACAAATGGTTCTAGAAACAAGCTCTACAAAGAATTGAACAATCCTTGCCATGAATTCTAACACATGGATTTCTCTCTCACCCCCATGTTGCGATTTGTCAAACTGATCACTATCAAAATGACCTTTTTCCAATAATTTGTTTAGACACCAAGGAGCAAGTTGACTAATGTGTGTTATGGTCTTTCCTGTGTCAGCTTCATACCTCTTGATAATTTCTGTCATTGATTCCATGCAGAAAGGCCTTTTCAACATTTCTTCTGGGAAATCTTCCTTCAATTTCTGGAATGTTTTCTCTGTAGATTCGGACCCCAGAGGCACAATAACATCTTTGGAATGATCTCTAGATGATACCTTCAGTGTAGCTAAGTCACTAAAATTTGTTCTTGATACAGAATGAATGAAATCATCCATAATCTTGGTCTTATATCCCTCTCCAAATTTGGTAACTAACAAATCAGAGAAAGCTGAGGAAAAGAACTTTAAGAGAGGCATGTTAGACTTGAATTCTTCATAATCCTCATTTCTAGTGAAAATGCTGCCCTTTACATTTTTCCTAAACTTTTGCTCTTGTTTGATAAGTTTAGTCAAGACCTTAAATGTTTTATCTTTGCCTGTGTTTCTCTCCTTGGATACAACATATCCAAAATAAAATTCATTTATCTTATTATTCAGAGAAATGAATGAATCACTAAACAAAGACTTGATGTTCATATAGTCATACAGAATCATATCCTCTCCCTGTCTTGGTACTTTTGTGATAGAGTTGGTACTGTAATAATCCAAAATGGATATTGTTTTCTTCAAGTAATAGGCAGTTAGTCTCGATCTTAGAACTTTAGGGAATCGATCAACAAATATGTAAGGTGATTTTCCCACATCTTCCAGAAGTTTCATGAACAAGTACCTTTGTGAGGTTATCAATTCTTCTGCATCTGTTTTGTTATTACAATATAGCAATAAAATATGATTCATGCAATCTCTAGTGTACTTTGAAAAATTAACTGAATCAGACTCAGAACTATTCATGACTTCAGTGATACATGATCCCATATAAGGAGCAAATTTGATAAAGTGTTCTAGTTGTGAATTGTCGAATGAAGCCCAATCAGTAAAAATGTGGGATCTACTATAATACAGTTCTGGTCCTAGTCTGCCATTATCCCATACTTTTGCTTCACTTCTTGGGAATGCAAAAGATACAAACATTGTAGATTTTGGATTGTATATGAGTGCTTTGACCCCATACCCCATGTCTTTCAGAAGAAATTCGTATTGAAATGTCCAATGTTTGTAAGAGTAAGCCATTTCCATAAAAACATTTGACATTAGCATTGAGAATTTCATTAGATCTGTTTTCATGATGTTATCCCAGAGTTCTATAGACTTTGACTCTCCTTCTGGACAACAAATCAATTTGGACTTTATGACAGCTAATCTCAAAG